TTTCTTAACATCATGGTATAAATTTTTGTTCTTGGGTTTGCTAGTGAATCACTAACCTCAATGTGTGTATCAGGTATCGGATCTTCAGCTGACCAATCATCATTTTCAAATGAGTCATTTCTAACTTCCTCACCTACAATATAAGCATCTTTAACTATTAAAGTACCACCTTGCATATAGGATTGAAATCCCTCATCCTCTGTATCCCTTCTTATATTAAATTCTAATCGTGCACTATCGGGTCCCGTCCAGCTAATCTGACCACCACCATCTCCAGGATTTGCATTTCTATTTTCATTATATCCGTACATATTATAGTGAAGTTTACCAAAGTCTTTCTTAGAAGTTATTCCATCTTGATATTCTAATCTCGGTCTCCACCACTTTGATGTAGATGCGTCAGGATCACTTTGTATAGTATTCCATGCATTTAATAAATCTTGATTTGCATCTATATAATCGTCCCATGCAGTTTCGGGTATATACTTGGTACTGTTCTCAATTAGTTTCCTAAAATCCATCTTGTACTTTTGATTACTGATTATCTGTGGAACTATACGAACCTCTGTTCTTGAGGTACTTATTTCATCTATCTTGTATTTCCATTCCTTTACATCTAATGGTTTAGGGTCACCTTCTGCCGGTGGTGCTACCCCTAAAAATGGATTTCCATCGTCATCAAGATAAAAATTTCCATTAGATGCTATACCAGTTAAATCAGGATTACCACTATGTACTATACCACTAACACCATTAAGTGTTTTTGTTAATACAATGTCGTCTGCACCTGCTACAGGTCGAACAAAATAATATATACAGACAAATGTTCCTCGGTCATATCCATTATCTCGTAAATCTTGTCCGATGTTCATGTATATATTACCATCTTCGAATCTTGTGTATTGTGATACGACCTTTTCTTTAAAGTTTCTATCTTTGTCGTGTATATGTACTTCGACATAATCTGTAATATTTTGACCAAATGGTGGATAGAGGTGCCCACCAGTACCAAGAATTTCTAAATCTTCTTGTTTTAATTCTTGATAGTGTTGGTCACCAAGACTTGTTAATACTCTCATAACTCTGAAAACTCCCTATCTAACACATTATCCCAATAAGGGTCGGTCAAATAAACGGTTGATGCTAATTTAATCTTAACAATTTGGTCTGGATCCTGCAAGTTCTGTCCTTCTTCAAACGGGTCTTCAACTGCCAAAAATACACCACTATCGTTTCTAAGAGGCTGTGTCTCTTCGTTAATTATAGTTTGTCCATTCTCGTTGACAATAATCCCACCACTAAGCTTTCTCTTTTGTTCTAAATTATTTAAGTAATCAGTCCTATCTTGTTCTTTAAGTTTTTGATAGAACTCATTTTTTTGTAGTTCTTCTTTTGTTAAAGGCATTTTATTTCACCACTTTAAATGAAGGTATCTCTGTGTAAAAGTTAATCATTTCATCAGCTGTACCACTACCACTCACAACCTTGACCTCTACCTTATAGAATCTTTCTGCAAGTAATGGTTTCAAATCAAGGTTAAAATAATTACCAGTTCTATCACAGCTTATCTTTGAACCTATACCATAAGGTACTACGACATCTTCTGTGAATGCATCTTTTATTTGATAAAATATGCTACCACTCGGTAAATATTTAGCTGTATTGTAACCAGTATCATAACCAGCAGTTGCTGAAAATGTTTTTTCAGGATATAATGGTCTACCAATTAATCTAAACTTTATTTTTGAATCTTCACGATATTGTTTTTTCAATCCTCTAGCGTAAATTACTAAATCTTCTAAATCTTCTGAGGATAATGCATTAAGTGAACCGGTAACCCATTTTGAATCATTCCAAACAACTTCTAATTTTGGTTGATAAATCGTGTGTGTTTCTCGACTGAAAAAAGAAAATGTACCCAAATGAGTTGCATTTCCTTCATCAGTATTGGTATCGGTATTACCAACACTACCTGACCTCTTGATAATAAAACCTTCATTATCTACACCACCATTTACACTACCACTCAACTGCAAGTTTACTAAATTAGTGACATCCATTCTCATGTCTGCCGCCTCTTGATTAAATACTTGTGAGGCTGAATGTATGGTATACCAATGTCCACCTGATGCGGTTATTGAACCTGTCCATTGTGTTTTTAGAACATCATTATCCCTAAAATTCCAACTCGAACCCTCACCTATTCTTGGATTACTATCACTTCTTCCATAACCATTATTCCATGATTGAGTTACTGCGTATGCATATAATGTTTGAGTGGATTGAATACCACGAGTATTTGCATCAAACAAGTTTAAATAGTATTTAGGATTATCACCAAAGGTTCCAGCAGAATTAGAACTCGAAATGTAGTTTAAATCAAACTTAATTAGAACTCTACTGACACCAAGATTTACATCACCCGAGCTTACCTCTTTAGTAATTTCAAGTATTTCATCTAAACCTGCATTTTGACTTCCACTCCTTTGATAAAGTGTATTATCTTTTGTTGCATATTCAAAATAATGGGCCATTTAAATCTCCTATAAGGTGTTACCTATTGAATCACCTATTGCCTTACCCTCAACATCTTTATCGGCAAATTTTAATTCAAATATACTTGGGTCAAGTGATGGATAAACAATACCATCCTTTGTAGCGTAATTTATATCATATATGTTACCCGAATACCCTAAATCTGATTGATACTTGTTGTATATCAAAACTGATGTTTGTTTAGGATTGTCCAAAGTCGGTGGTACAATAGCACCCACACCATCAACTATTGATAGTTCATATGCTAATTCTGCTATAATAATTGGTTGGTTAATCTGCCACCTATCGATAGCAAAAAATTCTCTGACCTTTTCTATACATCTTAATGTAACTTCTTCTTTATTAAATCCTGCCCTACAGATAAAGTTAAACCTAACTCCTATGTTAATTATCCACGCGTTCTTTATGTTTACAGCATCTGTCATCAATCTATACTGAGAAATGTATTTTTTTAAATTTTCTTTAACTGCTAAACTTACCGGTGTTAACTTTTTATTTCCATCATAACCTAAAGTATACATATTTAGAGCTAAAGGATTTGGTATTTTTTCTGCTGATTTAGCATCTTGAGCTCTAAGTTGTGCTCTATTTCTCTCATCTATAAATAAATTAGCCTTAACTTCTTCTTGCATATTTGGTATATTCAATTGTTCATCTTGAACAATGTATGCCTTAGCTACAGCTCCAAACTTTGGAGGCAACGCGTAGGCTCTTAATATATAATCTTCTTTTGTGACTGTTCGACCTTGTGATTGAAAGTATGCTAATGCGTTTTCTTTCAATTCTTTTACACTCTCAGAAGACTTCCCACCAGTTGATGGATATGGATTGTTTACTGCTATAGAATCTCTAACAATAGTAACCAATCCTGCATTTAAATTATCTTCATCAAGATTTATTGTTATATCACTAAAAGAGTTGATACCACCAGTTACCGTATTGTCACCTATACCACCACCATATGAATACTTGATAGTTAATGTTGTATTAGCTGGTGCTTGACCATAAGCCTGAGTCTTTAGGAAGTTTGTTGGGTCGAAATATGTATCCATATAAGATGGGCTACCAGGTAAAGATGAACCAACATTGTTTGGATTAGGTACTATCTCCTCATCAAATTCTGATTCTCCAGCACCAAACCTAATTTCTGTTCTACCATCACCTCTTATAAATGTTACAAATCTTTTACCAGTTTTTAGAAGTTTTAAAAGATAAGGTGCCGTATCATTAAAATGAGCCAATGTAGAATCATTAGCTGCAACATTTTCAACTGAATCGAATACTGTATCTTGTGCTAAAAAGGGTACTTCTCTCCATGTATTACCATCACTATCTGTACAAGATATGATTTCTAAAATATTCGTATTACCTAATATAACTCTTGAATATCTTTCAACATCTCCAAATACAAATTGTTCTTCTGTTACATCACCACTTACACAACCTACTGATTTTTTTAATAAATAAAAAGTAGGATTCGTACCATCATTTTCATATACTGAAACTTCTGTTGGGTCATAAGAACTTGAATATGCAAATGATATTGGTTCTCTAATTCTAAATGTAGTACCTGTGTTAGACAATAAAGTAGTATTTGTACTTATTGTTACTGCATATCTGTAATCAGGTGCAACTGCACTTCCCGCTCCCTTTGCTGGTACTACTTGAAATAAATCTACATTTGTAAAAGATGCGGAAGATAGTTTAGGTTTATACCCAAATGATTGTGCCATTTCAAATAATGTTTTTGTATCTTCTGCATAAGCCAATAAGGTTTCTTTAAATTGTGAATCTAAGTAGTAACTTAAAACATCTCCAACATATGATGCCATTTCGATGAACATCATACCTGGTGAGGATTCGTTAAAATCATTATATGTGTTAGGATAATATTGTTTTGCGTATTCTATTAAATCTTTACGAAAAGACGCAAAATCTTTATTTAGATATCTTAACTCTTTTCCTGTTGATTGTTGTGGCATCTAACCTCTCCTAATATCCACCACCACCTGAATCACCACTTCCAGTATCAGAATCGCCCATTAAGAAATTTAATGTTATAGATTCATATGTTTCAGGTTGTATTGTTAATGCAAACTTCATTATAATATTTAATTGTTCAGGTCGAACCTCATCTTGTTCAACCCTCAAATCTTTAACAAGTACATGAGGTAACCATTTAGCCATAGCTTCATCTATTGTTGCCCTTACTTGTTCCAAAAGATTATCACTCATTGGTTCAAATAATACTTGTAGTAAACCACACCCAAAATCAGGTTGTCCTATTCTCTCACCCTTAGCAGTCAAAAGTAAATTCTGTATATTACTTGTGGTTTGTGTCAATGTATTCTGTGTACCAGGAAAAAAACCACTTCCATCGGTGTGATCCATTGGAAGAGATAATCCTATTTGAACATCAGGATTTAAATCTTTTTCTAATACACTCAATTAATTACTCCTATGGTCTATAGTGACCATCCTTCTTTTTATTAATAGCTTTCATCAAACCACTATAGTCCCTTGTTAATGCGTTTACAACATCTTCACCGACTTCCTTAGAACTTACACCTCGTGCCTTCATAGATTCAACTGCTCCAATTTCTCTAGCTTGTTCTTTTCCTTGTGGTGTGTTTTTCATGATTGGATTTC